TTCTTTAGGAATATCTAAGCCAGCTTCTTGGGCGGCATCTGCATCAATAAAGCCCCAGTACTCTAGTACTTCCCAACGGTTAACTTCGTTAGTGTAGTTACTGTCGTCAATGACATCTTCCCAGTACTCTTTGACGTAGTTGGGTCCAGCTTGAATAGAACGTTCTACTGCTTCATCACGGAAGAACGGACGAGTTTTGAGTTCCCGCATTTGGGAGCGAGACATTCTGTGCCGGTACACAGCGTACTCAGCCTCATCCATGTTGTACGCATCAGCGTCAGGATAGAAGTTCCAAATGGATACTGCTTCTAGGCGGGGGCGAGTTTTAATCTCTGGAGTGTACTCGCCGTTAGAATTCCAACGAGGGTACTCTACGTCAGTAGCAAATGGTCCTTTGATAATACCTGTACCAAACAAGCATTGCTCAAATGCGACAAACCGTAGGTGCTTGTTACCATCAGACTCTGCAATCTGATCGTGGATCTTTTTCTCCATACGCCTAGCGGCTTCTTTGGCTGGCTCGTAAAGAGCAGAAGTCATGGTGTTTCCCGGACCACTCTTGATTTTATCTTCTGCGCCTTTAACTTGTTCTTGGATTGGACCAAGGTCACGAGCAGAGACAGCATTTTTAGGTACATCTCGTCCGTCGCCTGTATACCCTACATTTAACTCTTCGTAGATTGACTGCAGTGGCTCTGGAACAGCAACATCAATATGAACACTGTCCTGAATGCCTTCGGGGATTGGGGTATTTTCAATGCCGATAGGAAACTTATTACCAGCAAACAATACATCGGTTACTTGGCTGTAGGCAGCAAGTACTTTTGTTTTGGTGATCTTAATAAAAATTTGTGAGCGTTCAGTATCTGTAAACTGAGTGGTATCGTCGTACACGCCTCTGTAGTTTTTATAGGAAACTAACCACCGCTGCTCGTCAGTTAAGCGACGGTCCTTAGACCGCTGGTACTTGTCTCTAACGATATCTACAAAACCTGAGTACTGAACATCTTCCTGCTCACTCTCAGAATCTTCAAGAGCAACTACTTCTTCGTCAAACTCAGGTTTATCTACTATAGCCATTTATACACCTATTAATACCCAAATACGGGGTCCATTGGTTTCCATCCTGTTTTATTGAAATCATTTCCAAAGTCAAACAAACTTTTTGATTTGGGGCGTGACATGATTCCATAACGGATAGAATCGTATGCGTGATCTGATGCGTACCGTGGGTCAATGTCGTCTGTCCCTTTAGGGTCAGTCGGTATCACTTGCATATCCGCAATGATTTGTCTGCATGTGTTAAAAAATATAATTTGAGGTTGTTCTATCTCTTCGTTGAATTTTAACAACTCGTGCAATCTGTTTTTTCCTGCAACACGAGAACCTCCAGTACGATCTGATGGTCTCCAGCGGCATCCTTCGGCAATCATTTCTTCTGCAATAGATGGACCGGTGTGACCACGGCTGTGCCACGTAGAACTATCCAATACTCCGTACCGAATATCTTCGCCAGACTCTAGCTCTAAAATTTTTGTTGCAAGTTCTCTTGCCGTATGCTTAGATACGTACAATTCCCTATAGACGTACAGAGTCTCAAAAGCAGGATCTATTGCAAACCAATGCACTGCTGAAAACGAACTGTAACCAAAATCACAAGACCTAAACCTAGTCCAAGTGTGTGGAACATCAAAAGGCTCACAGGTATGCACAGAAATTTTAAATTCTGGGAATGCAGCCCCATCAGCAATTGTCCAATCACCTTCTAACAACTGTCTACGCTGTTGTTCAGGCATAGAAAGCAAGTTTGCTTCGTACATCCCGTCTTGAAACAAGTACGGGTTATCTTTTAGCGTTGCCGGTATGAATCGACGGTAAAACAAAGGTTCCCCCGCCCTAGAATGGTTTGGAGGAAACCGCAACTCTTCGTTTGATTCTAAATCACGAGGAACGAACGCTTTGTTGGCTGGTGAAGGGTCAATAAACATTTGTTTGACCCATCCGTGGCCAGGACCTCCCGGGTTCGTGGTAGCTCGCATACAAAGGGGTAGCTTAGGGTCTGTAGTACGCAAACGAGAACGCATGTAGTCCCAAGAGAATGGAGTAGGGTGTTGAGTGAGTTCGTCGAACCCGATCCATGTAAAAGCTTGTCCCTGATAGCGCAAAACATCATCTTCTCTGTCCAAATACGTAAACCAAAGTCTCGCTCCGCTAGGGAACGTCCACTGTGATTTGCGCTCTGACCATCTTGCGCTCTTAAATACTTTTGGATATAGCTCCTGAGACTTCCACACAAGCTCTCTTAGCTCATCTGAACGCCTACGTAGTAGGAGACCATTAAAGTTAGCATTTGAAACGTATCTTAGGGGATCTACGAGCAATGCGTATGACTTCCCACCCCCTGCAGCACCTCCGTAAAGCACTTCCCGCTCTGGTGCAGACAAAAAGTCTGTTTGCGGGCCTTCATTTGGTTGAAAAATGATGTTTTGTGCTTTTTCGGCCTCTTTATTCTCCTCAATAATCTGAATTTGCTTCTTGGTCTTGAGTCGGCCTTTGTCTGTGACGTATTCGTCAATGTTTTCTAACGCTTCTTCGCTTAATTTACCTGCTTCAACCGCTTCTTCGGCTACTATCCGCTTTAACTCAAGCTCCATATCCCTTAATTTGCGGGAAAGTTGCTTTTTCTTACGTGTTTTTTCTCTTTCTTCTTTATTTTGGTTTTTAGAGAAGTGTTTTTCACCTGCAAAGTTATTAGCTTTAGTTTGCGACTCTTTCCACGCAGGTAATTTATCGGTAATTTCTTTAAATTCTTCTGATACCTTCTGGTACGAACACTGCGAACCAATTTGAGTTGTGAGGAAGTCTGCAACTTTACGGTAGGCAACACCATTACGGCAGGCTTGCATACCTTCAATTAGAATCTTTAAATCATCATGCCGTAGTTTGTAGACCGCCTGCCCCGTTTCTTTATCTTTGTACGGCATCCTGTCGTAGATGTACGGGCGGTACGCCTTACCTCTAGGGGTTCGCACAACGATTTCGGGGTACAACTCTTCAGCAATACCCCGTATATCTTCATCTTCTATGTAGTCGTAAAGACTCATTAATCCTCGTTATTGTTATCTTCAGATCGTTTGGCAGGAAGAATAAATATTCCGTTGCCATCTTCTGAGGAAACTTCTAACTTCTCTTTCTTAACGATTCCAATACGGTCTAATACTTCTTTAGCCGCTGCAACAGAGTTCTTAGCCCCTAAAGCTGTTGGATCATCTAACACGCCAACCATTCCAAAGGCGGCTTTAGCACCGTTGTACGCTAGGATGTACTCTGCAATAGCAATTAGCTCATCTTGAAGGTAAGGCACAACATCACGATGAGAAACCGCACCGTAACCTGCTAGCTTTATCGCCTGATTAATGTTACCCTTGGCTTCTCCAGCCATTGCATCCAAGAAAGCAATTTGTTTCTCAGTGTAATTACGTTCTGGGTTTAAGTACTTTGCTTTATCCATTGCTACCACTTCTTACATGACCAATAACGTGCAGAGAACTTATCCTTTGCAGTATCACAGTTATGCCTTGCACGAAACGACTTACGACGTGCAGGGTTATCTTTTTTAATTTCCATGTTAGGGTCACCAAAACGCACGAGTTTTATCTGGTCATCCTTCTTTGCGAGAACAGCAAACTTCTTGGGGCCATCAGGCGTTCTCTTTGGTTTGTTGTATCCAGAGAAGGTTTCACCCCGATACTTAATACGGCCCGAAGGTAAGCGTTCAACATCTTTTGTAGTCGCCATTATCTATATCTCGCAGTTTTCTTTGCAATCTTCTTCGGCTGTTTTGCAACTTGTTTGCCCGCCTTAGTTGCTTTCCGCTTGGCTTTGGTAGTAGCGGCATACTCGCTGGCCGAAAGAGCCTTGATAGCTTTCTCCGGTAGATAACGCTCCCCGGTAGCTTTGGGGCCTTGAGTAGATGGCTTCCCACTTTTGGTACGCCACTTCTGTTTGGTCCAATTCTTTAAACTTTGTTGAGGCTTCTTCATTACGACTTGTAGCCTCCACCCTTTGCTTTGTATTGCTTGGCAAGCATCTGGGCTTTTCTTGCTGACCATTGTCCGGGCTTGCCACCCTTTCCACTGCTCTTGATTTGATTGAATAGGTTTTTACGCATGGTAGGCTTTGTATAGTTACCTGCGGCATTGACTTTACTCTTTGTCTTTTTTGCTGGCATTACAAGACTCCTTCTGGGAAGAAGAACTCTTCGTACGTAATAAACACATCTACGTCTGGGGTTGCACCGCCACCTGTGTTATCTGCTTGCGCCCGTAAGTAATCACCAGTCTCTAGCACGATAAAAGAACCATCAAATTTAATGTAGTCACCTACCCCTAAATTCTTACCGCCAATAATATGCACAAGCTCATCTATTACTGGCGTATCACTTGTTGCCGTGGGTAAGTTACGTGCCTTCATCAACCAATCAACAGTGATATCAGATGCCGCAGTACCCGCATTCGTAATAAACAGCAAAGAGACATGCGTCTTACAATTTGCAGGGCACGTATACAATTTATAATTTGTAGCGTCTACTATACAATGTACTGCTACCGAACGGTTACGTGCATTGTTGATGGAAGTATTTGGCATCGGTTAATTAATTACCTTGCTGTGGTTTCATTGAAGCACCACAATTTGCCTTAACAACACCACTTTTATTCATTTTAGCTTTCTTGGCCATACCACCGTACGCCTTCTTAGCAGTCTTTAAACATTTACCTGCAGCAGTACACTTAGCTGGGGCAGGACATCCTGCACATAATTTCATGAATACAAATCCTTCTTTACGGACAAAAGAATAAAATTAGGCGGTGGCCTACATTGCGTAAGCTGCGCAGAGCACTGCCCCATATGTTAGGGACTTACGCACCGCCTGTCGTAAGTATGACCACTGTGAAGCTCTTTTTAGAATGTGAGAGTGTAAACCTTTAGTGGCACTTGTATTGAAGTGGTGTACGCAATAAGAATAATCTGTCAACCCCTATTCTTTATTTTTATTTTCTGGACGATCCGAATTGTACGAACTGAACTCTTGGTCCAGTAGGGTACGTATCTCATCCATAGTAAACTTTCTATCTGGAAATTGATTCTCTAGGGCCGCACGTATGTAGAACAAATCACTGTGGGGTATCTTAGACAGTTTGGGAATCTTATTGTTTGCAATTTGTGTGTACACAATCTCTAGATACCTTTCCTGTTCAGGTCTCTTCGGGTCTGGTAAGGTTGCGTATTCTCTTAGCTTGCGCTCAGTCTCTGTCTCTTCATAAATTTCGTACGATGTATTGGTAATAGTCATAGCGTGTTAAATCTCCATTAACGCATCTCTCCCATTTATTGCATCCCCATGCTTATTACCATACGTTATAAAGCTTATAACAAAATAATATAAAGGTCAAGCGTTTTAGGCTATTGACAGATTGAAAATTCTTGGTATAACTAGTTGATAACGTCAATCGTTATTTTAACTTTGTCCAGGGCTTACATATATACTATAGCTCTGTACGCAATATCTCCCTTATATCCCCCTATAAAGTCCTGTACGCAATATACCTGCATAACCTGTGGATAACTTACTGCACAGTTGTGGATAACTTGACTATAATCTGACTACCTTAAATTTCCCTTCCGTTGTATATGTTGTATACACCAACCCTATACCCCCCACTGGCACATACATAGTACTACTAGGTAGTCGCTAACGCTCCTACTCTTTAATGCCCGATTTTTTCAAATCGTGCAAAATGTCAGCAAAAAGAGGGTTTTACATAGTGTCCAAAATAGGGTCTCAGAGCTATCAGAATGCCTTGTATGCGATTATTTTTGTATAAGTAATGCTACCCTACCTCTGCGCTGCATACGAGCCCTTCTACAGCTTATTACTTTTTGATCTAAAGATATAACGAAATGATCTAAGAAGAATTATTTTAAATGGTGGTGGTGTGGTGTTGGTTTTATGTACCAAATCAGGATATGAAAAGAGAGATAAAAGACAGGCATAAAAAAACCCGCCATGAAGACGGGTTAATTATTTAGAAAGTAT